AAGAGCACTATCTCTACAGGACTACAATTCTGTTTCTGAAGTTCTTCCTTCATACTTTGCAGAAGAATATCCAAAGTTAATATCATTCCTTGATGCTTATTATGAGTTTGAGGATAGTGATGTTTCACCTTCTAAGATTATAAGTGATTTGTTCTTAAACCGAGACATCACTGCTACAGAATTATCTAACTTATCGTTCATAGAAGATGAGCTATTGTTAGGGCAACAATACTTTGAAGGCTTCCAAAACAAACGTGCGGCGGCTAAGTATTCAAACACCCTATATAGGTCAAAAGGTACGTTATATTCAATCGAACAGTTCTTTAGAACTTTCTTCGGTATATCACCTGATGTTGTTTACACTAAAGAAAATGTTTTTAACATAGGTGAAAACACATCAACTATCGGTACAGAGTCTTTAAAATATCTTATAGATGATAAGTTATATCAGAAGTATGCACTATTAGTTAAGGCTCCTATTCCCATCTCCGAATGGAAAGAGGCATATAAGTTATTTGTTCATCCAGCGGGTATGTACATCGGTGGTGAAGTTCAGATTGTTAGTGAAAATATAGAAGATCGTTTAGTTATGCCAACGGTTGACTTGGTCGATAATACAGATCCAATTATTGAAGGTATAGCAACATCACAGATGTCTGCACAAATGGACGCAACAGGTCTGATACCATTTACTGGTGGAATATCTGATAGTGATGCACGTATTGATCTAGTACGTAAAGTTCAAGATTACCAAGACATTACTCTTGAGCAGATTGATAGAAACTATGACAATATTTCTGAATGGGCAGGGGCTTCTTCACCGACATTCGATGAAGATAGTGCTGGAATTGACTTCCGTGCACCAAGAATGTCTACAAATTTGGACACTTTTGATGAAGTTTCTTTCCCTTGGTACGACAGTGACTCCGCATAACCCTTATAAATACAGTTAACAGATTAGAATAGAGATCGAAAATGGCAAGACAGAACATAAACAGAGGCACTAATGCTAATGACGGAACTGGCGATACTCTCAGAGTAGCTGGTTTAAAAATCAATCAGAACTTCGCAGAAGTTTATGAGATGCTTGGTGGCGACTCAGGTGAGTTGAGCGCAGGTATCACTATGACTGATCAAGGTATTGTGTTCGAAGGTACTAATGTTGATGATCATGAGACTACATTGGTTTCTGGTAATCCATCTACTGATATCACACTAGCTTTGCCTACAGTTGGTGCAGAATTGATTTCCAATACTGCTACTCAAACGATGACCAACAAAACATTAACATCTCCTATCATAACAACACCACAGATCAACGATACTTCACTTGACCATAAGTATGTCTTTGTTGCTTCTGAACTAACTGCTAACAGAAATGTGACACTCCCTGTTCTAGGAACAAATGATACATTCGTATTTGCGAATGCTTCACAAACGTTAGCTAGTAAAACACTCACATCACCATTAATCAATACAGGTAAAATTGGGACAAGTCTTAATGATGTTAATGGTGCTGAATTAATTAAAGTAACAGCCACAGCAACGGCAGTCAACCAATTGTTAGTTGCAAACGCCGCCACTAATAACTCACCTTCTATTACGGCAGATGGAGATGATAATAACATTTCTCTGGTACTAGGTTCTAAGGGTACTGGTGGTGTTACAATGAATAACAAAGTAGTGCATCGTGAACACTTCCTAACAGGAGACGGTGCAGTAGATTTAACAATTCCTCTTACAATATTTAACTCATCATCCGCTCTTGCTATAACTATGGCAGATGGGACGATTACTGGCGAGACTAAATACTTTGTAAATAGGGGAAGTGGTACTGCTACAGTAACAGTAACTAGCTTAGTCGGTACAGGTAACCCCTCAACAGTGGCATTTGCGGCAAACGAAGCTGGCTTCATGATGTGGGATGGCGCAAACTGGCATCTAGCCTCTAAAACAGTTGCTTCTTAAGGACATAGAAAATGACAGCGATTATTACAGACACACTCAAAAAGCAACTATTACTTGATATCATTACTGATATTGATAGTTCGGCAAACGACTATTACATTGGAATAGGTCGATCAGAAGTATGGAATGCCACAGATGCGGCACCCACACCAAAGAACACTCAACGAGATGCAAGGAACTTAGGTCTTAGTTTACAGTCTGTTAAAGCAGTTGCTGATAAAACACTGTGTGCTCCAAGGACAGACTGGTCTTCGGGTGCAACATACGCTTCATTAAATGATGATATAGAAGGACATCCAGTATCCGCATACTATGTCTTTACAGACGAGAACCACGTATATCTTTGTATTCAAGCAGGTAGAAATGCCGCTGGTAACATTGTTAACTCTACAGTTAAACCTACAGGTACTAGTACTAAAGCGTTTAAGACTGCGGATGGATATGTTTGGAAATTCTCATATTCAATCGGTGCTTTGACAGCATCTAAGTTTCTTTCTTCTAACTTCCTTCCTGTGTCATTTGTTGTGTCTACGGATAGTGACAGCCCAGCTTCAACTGTTGAGCAAAAATCTATTCAAGATGCGGCAGTACCAGGAGAGATTATTGGTTATACTGTAACTGATGGTGGGACAGGTTACACATCAACACCAAATGCAACTATCGTGGGTAACGGATCCACATTGGCTAAAGCTGATGTGACTATCTCAGGTGGTGCGGTATCTAAAGTGGATGCCAGAGATTCATCTGGAACATTGGTATTTGGTGCAGGATATACATATGCAAGTGTAGAACTAACAGGCGGTGGTGGTACAGGTGCATCTATTAGACCGATATTCGGACCTAAAGCTGGTCTTGGTGCAGATCCAAGAGATGATCTTAGAACAAGAGCTATTATGTTCAACTCAAAGCCAGAAGGTACTGAAGCAGGAGACTTTATTGTAGGGAATGATTTCAGACAAGTTTCTCTAATCAGAAACCCTCTAACACACGCAGGTGCAAAGTTTTCGGACAATACAGGAAATACTCTTAATAGGCTAAACCTATCTACAATCTCATCGATATTCAGTGCAGACAAAACTATCATTGGTGCCACAAGTGGTGCTAAAGCATATATCGATAAGGTAGACTCAGACAATATTTACTACCATCAAAACGAGACAACAGGCTTTACCCAGTTTGATGAAGCAGAATCTATCTCAGAAACTGATGGATCTGGATCTGGTGTTCTTGCATTGGCAGGGGATGATGTTGACACTGATGCATTCATTGTTGGTGAAATGGATCCATTAAGCGGTGATGTATTGTATATAGATAATAGAGCGGCTGTTAGTAGATCCGCAGAACAAACTGAAGATATTAAAATCGTTATTCAACTTTAAATTGGTGTAGGAAAACATGACTAGAGACTTTACAAGAGACCTTTTTGCGTCAACATATAAAGATGATTTTGCTGATAGTGACAACTACCACAGAATTCTCTTTAACAATGGTCGTGCACTACAAGCTCGTGAATTAACACAGATGCAAACCATTACCCAAAGAGAGATTTCTCGAATGGGTAGAAACATCTTCAAAGAAGGTGCGGCAGTCAACCCAGGTGGTGCGACTTGTAATAACGGATATGAGTTTATTAAACTCCAAGGAGACCTTCCAACCAATTCAATTGTTGGTACGCAGTTTACTTCAACAAGTAACTCTATTATTGTAGAAGTTATTGAGGCATTTGCACGAGTATCAGAATCTGAGCCAGCTACAATCTATGTAAGATATATAAGCACGTCAGGCGGATCAAGTGGAACTGCACCAGTACGTGTTTCAGCAGGTGATACACTATCAGGTGGTGGTGAGACACTTACTGTTCAAGCAACAAACACTGTTGCTAACCCATGTGTTGGTCAAGGTACTAGAGTTTCTATCCACGCAGGTGACTTCTTTGCTAACGATAGATTTGTATTTGCGGCAGAACAATCATTAATTATTTCTAAGTATACCTCAGACGCAAATGCTGTTGTTGGTTTTAAGGTTATACAGGATATCGTCACAGTATCTGACACTTCGGCGTTATATGATAACTCAGGTGCCACACCCAACTTATCTGCCCCAGGTGCTGATAGATACCGTATTAGATTAATCATTGCTGATCAGGCTAATGTCGCCTCAGATGAGAACTTTATCTACATCTGTAAGGTCACGGATGGTGTGATCGTTTCACAAGTTGAACCAACAGACAACTACAATACAATTGAAGATAGAATGGCTCTTCGTACTTCAGAAGAATCTGGGAACTATATTGCTAAAAGGTTTACTGTAAGTTTTGACACTAATGAAACTAATGCAAACAATCTAGACTTTGATATTACTCCGGGTGTTGCGTATGTGGATGGTTACAGGGCAGTTATCAACTCTCCTTTATCAATTCCAGTTCCAAAGCCTAGAACAACAATCACAGAAAACAATAATGTTGTAGCGGCGGCATACGGTCAGTATGTTATTTGTTCTGGAAACAAAGGTCTACCAAACATTGAGACATTTGCTGAAGTAAATCTATATCCTAACACAACAGGTACAGGAACTGTTATCGGTACTGCACGTGTAAGAGCAGTTGAAGAAGATGGTTCTAACTTTAGAGTTTATCTATTCGATATTAAGATTAATGCTAACAAGAACAAAAACAATGTTAAGTCGTTGGGCAGTGGCTCTACAGACTATATGACACTGGTACTTGAAAACTCACTAGCGGCGTTTAAAGACGAAGCGTCTACAAGTCTATTATTTCCATTGCCAGAAGATCGTCCAAAAGTTATTACAGATATCTCATTAACTACACAGCGTAAACGTAGTGCGGTTGTTTCTGGTCAATCTGGATCCCTTACACTAACCGCAACAGGCGAAACCTTTGCGGATACTAGTGCTTGGATTGCGGCACATGCAGACTCAGATATCAACACAAACATCACATTCAGTGGTGCTGGTAGTACATCAAGTACAATCGGTGGTGACATTCCAGATGGTACTTATGAGATCTTAACATATGTTAACAAGTCGGCTGGTACTGTTAGAACTAAAAGCATAACAGAAGTTACAGAAACTATTACTCCAGACGCATCTGGGCATTTAAACTTTACAAACGCTGATATTAGTAGCATTGAGAGAATTACTCTTGCAGATTCAGATGGTGCTGATCTAACAACGTCTTATGACTTAGATAACGGTCAACGTGACTTTGCTTACCTAAATGGTAGAATGCTTAAGAAAGCTGGAGTTACACAATCGGCTGATGTGTTTGTAAGATATAAACACTTCACACATGGCGCATCTGGTGACTTCTTTGCTGTTAACTCTTACACTGGACAAGTTGACTATGGTGATATTCCATCATATACTCAATCAAATGGGACAGAAGTTAATTTAAGAAATGTCCTTGATTTCCGCTCAACAGTTAACTCGTCAGGTAACTTTGGTTCTGGTGCTCGTATTAATGAGATGCCTAAAAATACAAGTTTGATCACATGTGATGCGGAATACTACTTAGGTAAAAAGGTACGTGTTGTTATCGATAAAGAAAGCAACGTTACTGCAATTGAAGGTGAACCGGGCGTAAAGCCAATGTTACCTCCAATTCCTACAAATTCTTTAGATCTGTTCCATGTGAACATGAACCCATTTACAATTAATGACTCAGATGTATCATCCACTACTATTAGAGCTAAACGCTTTACTATGCGTGACATTGGTAAGATCGAAGAACGTATTGACAAACTAGAAGAAGCTACAGCATTGAGCCTTCTTGAACTAGAAACTAATTCGTTTAATGTTCTTGACGCAAGCGGAAACAACAGAACTAAATCAGGTTTCTTTGTGGACAACTTTGCTGATCAAGCAAGATCTTTCCAGTCGGCAGACTATAGGGCATCTATTGATCCAGAGGCTAAAATAATGCGCCCTTGGTTCTCAGAAGCAAACATTAGAATGCTTTACGATAGTGACCTATCTACAGGCGTAGTTCTTAAAGGTGACAGCGTTTACCTTAATCACACAAACCAAAACTATGTTGATCAGGCACAAGCCACAGAATTCATGAACATTAACCCATTTGCGGTTATTATTGGTCAAGGTTTCATTGAGCTATCTCCTGCTTCAGATGAGTGGGTTGATGTTGATCGTAAACCAGATCGTGTTGAAGATGGTGGTACAAGACTACGTAATAATGGTACTGCAACACTTTGGAACAACTGGAGATGGAATTGGGTTGGTCGTGAAGATCAGCTAGAGGTTGGGTCACAGCTTGCATCACAGACAGTAGGAAGAACTACTTCAGTAGATAGAGTTGTTGCATCAGAAACGGTTCGTGAATTTGTTGCGGATCGTGTATTGGATGTTGCTTTCATTCCATTCATGAGATCTAAGAAAATAAGTTTCCGTGGATTTGGTCTCAAACCAAATACTCAGGTCTATGCATTCTTTAACGATAAACCAATTGCAGATTGGGTAAGGGCAGAAACATTTACAAGATTTGCCAATACTGTTGACGATTATGGTAACCAATATAAGAATGCTACTGAGCATCCAGATGGAAAGTCTACACTTACTACAAATGCAGAAGGTAATATCGAAGGATCATTCTTTATTCCAAACGGTACAACTAAGTTTAGAACAGGTACACGTGAGTTTAAAATTCTAGACATTAGTGTTGCCAACGAAGATGATGCGACATCTATTGCGGTAACACCATTTACATCATCTGGTATATTGGAAACAAGACAGGCAACATTCACATCTACTCGTGTGCTTACTATTGGTGGTTCAACTACTACTGTCCCAAGACCAAGAAGAAATCCTCCCGCAAGAACACAGGCTTCTTCTACTCGTAACCGTAACAGAAGATGTGATCCATTGGCTCAAACATTCATGGTTAATGAGACTGAAGGTTTATTTGTAACTCGTATCGGTGTTAGGTTCCAGTCAAAAGATCCAACTGTTCCTGTTATTTGTCAGATCAGACCAACAGTTAATGGCGTACCATCGGCAGATGAAATTGTCCCTAACGGAGTTAAGTCTTTGTCACCAAGTGCAATTAGTACAAGTGAAGACGGAACTGTGGTCACATACTTTGACTTTGATGAGCCTGTATACTTAAATGGTAACACAGAGTACTCCATGGTATTACTAGCTGATACAACTGGATATCATGTATTTGTTGCAAAAGCAGGAGATCTTATCGTAGGATCTACGGAGAAACGTGTTACTAAACAACCTACATTGGGTTCATTATTTAAATCTCAGAACGCAAGAACTTGGTCGGCAGATCAAGAAAGAGACTTGACATTTACACTTGATCGTGCTAAGTTTGACACTGACGGTGGTGATGTTGTTCTTGAGAATGCCAATGTACCAGTATATACTTTAGATCCAAATTCATTAGAAACCACAAATTCATCAGGTACTATTAAAGTATTTGCAATTGGTCATGGTCTATTAGTTAACGATAAGACAACAATTGCAGGTGCAGTAGCATTCGGTGGAATTGCGGCGGCAAATATTAACGGTCAAAGAACAGTGACTAAGGTAGATGGTTATGGATTTGAATTTACGGCAGGTGCGTCAGATGTAGCATCATCTACTGTAGCAGGTGGTGGTAGTGCAGTGACTATAACAAGAAACATTGAAATCGATACTGCGCTTCCTTACTTCGAAACATTATCCCCACCTTCAACACTGATTTCGCATTCAGCTAAGTTTACAACAGGTAAGTCTTTTGCTGGTACCGAAACAGCATATACTAAAGATGGACTTTACACACCTATCTCTAATAGAAACAATAACGTATTCTTAACACCTAGAACTATTGCTTCTTCAGAGAACTCAACATTAAATATGAGTGGTGCTAAATCTATCACACACAAGATCAATCTAAAGACTAACGATGATAAGGTGTCTCCTGTAGTAGATTTACAACGTGCATCTATAACTGGTATTAAGAACTTAGTGGATAGACAGGTTGCTAGTGGTGCGGCAAATAACGAAAACGTTCCTCTAGAATACATTGCAGAAACAAATCCAACTGGTGGTTCTAGCTTATCCAAACATATAACTCAACCAGTTTCTTTAGAAGAAAGTGCTGTTGGGATTAAGATCCTTATAGGTGCTAATAGACCAAGTGCATCAGACTTTGATGTTTACTATAGAACGAATGCTTCAGATACTAATGCGGCAGGTAATCTTCTAGACTCAACATGGGTGTTGGCAACCAAAGAAACTGAAATCCCATCAGATGAAAATCCTAATGTGTTCAGAGAATACAGATACCTTGTTGGGGGAGATGGTGGTACTATGGATGCCTTCTCGCAATTCCAAGTTAAGATTGTTCTACAGTCTAGTAACACATCAACACCGCCAGTAATTCAAGATCTACGAATTATTGCATTGGGTGTATAATGATTAAGGTTGATGGGCATTCTAATTTGGTAAGAGACCCTAAGTCGGGTGCTATAATCAATATAAATAAAGATGAACTCTCAAGTGCAAGATCAAGAAAGATCC